AGCATATTATCTTTCTGCGCTCTGCGTGGCTCTTCAGATATCCGTCTCCGCCTACGCAATGATGAAGCAGTCTGCCTTCGTCCACGATCTCGCTGGCACTCATTGCCGGTCTGATGACAAGCGCTCCACTTTCGTAGTGGTAAACCTTATCAGCTCCTTTGAATCTCGTTCTGATCTCCTTGAATCTCTCTTCCACTTCCGCTTTTCTCGTTTCAGCTGCTCTTTCATCCTTTTCGATGACTGCTTTGTCATGCGCTGCTTTGAGGTTCTTCGGGAAAAGGATTATCGAATCTGTCATGTCATATCCGAGGGCTTCTTTCATTTCCAGATAATCCCGATATTCACGAACCTTTCCGGCGAGGGTGTTCCCTTTCTTGGTCTGCTTGCGAATATAGTTGATTATCTTGATAGCCGATGAATGACTCAGCAGCTTCTTAATGTCCTCTTCAGGAAGTCCGTACTTGATCAAATCCTGTGCATATTCTCCGAGGTTCCCGCTGATCTTCTCCATCCTGTAGATCTGAAGCGCACCAATCTGATCTTCCGGCTTTTGCTGTACCAGATCCTTGAACCTTCTCTTTTCAATCTTCAGATAGTCCCAAGGGGTTTTCGCTTTGGGATTGAGTCTCATTCCCAGCCCGTTGTACATCTTTCTCCAGATAATCTCGATAAGGCCTGTTTTAAAGAGCATCTCGAACCAAGGATTCTTTATATACGCCTGCTGCCAGTCTGCAATCGTGTAATATCGTGCTATCCTGTCATTCTCGAGCGCTTCCTGCGTCATTGAATACTGCATCACAGTGCCCTTCATGTTTTTCCATGTGTCAGGATGAATGAATCCGCAGGTGGGACTGTTATCTGTGTAACCCATCGTTGAAAAGCAGTAAGTGCTGTTCCACTCTCCGCCGTGCCATCCCCAAGGGTGATAAAACTCTTTATAGAGCTTCTTCTTCATTCCGGCAGGGAACCAATATCTCATGCGCTCTGACAGCTCAAATACTTCGTAAGACTTTTCCTTGTCCGGTACCGCCGAGAGAATCGGTCTGAAGAATCTGAGGATCCATCCGCCCTGCGGAAGCTTCTGTCCGTACCAGAGATCGATGTCATGACAGATGGGATTTTTTCTGTTTCTCTTCGAAGCCAGTCTGCCTATCACTTTGCACTTCGGGCATTTGATATAAGGGCCTGTGTACGTCTCCCTAAATTCTTCAAATTCCGGAGTGTCTTCCTTCACAAATTTCTGTCCGCAATGAGCGCACTCAATATGGAGCTTGTTTTGCTTTCTTGAAAAAAAGAAGGTCCTTCTGTCATCGAAACGCTTCTCAGCCCATGTCCTGAACTTCTCCGGAATCCTCGGAAGCATTTTGTGAAGCTCGTTCTTCTCCTCATCAGTCATTTGCAATACCTCCCAGGTAATAATCCTTCACGATCTCTCTGACCGTTGCCTCTTCAGGTATTCCGAACTTGACTGTTCCACCAAAACTGATATTGGCTGCTTTGAGGATTGCATCGTCTACTTCTTCCATGAGCTTTTCACTCTCTTTGAGGATTGCCCCTAATGCTCCGGCAAGGCTGTTCTCAGAATTTCTGACCGCCTTTGCGAAATCATTTGATTCTGAGATGCACATCTGGATGTATCTGATCCAGTCGTGCATGATGCCGTTGATGGTAAGTGCCTGCTCCTCGATGCTTATCTTTCCGAGTGCAGCTGATGTGTCAGAGCATATTCTGTCCCATCTTCCGGTGATGAAGTCTTCCGCATCTTCAGGATCCAGTCCGTTCTCTCTTGCGATCTCCCTGATCGCTTCGGTGTCTCCCTGCGCGAGCTGGTTCTTTGCCGCCTCATTAATCTCGTCTGCTGAATTGAAATTGCCGTACTTTGTGAAAATGTCCTTTGCCATGTATAGACCCTCCTTCATTGAGTATTTATGCCGTTTTAGCATTATTGATTAACCAATTTCTGTATTCGTGTGTGACTCCTACCTTCACGGTCACATTCTGCTGCGCGAGTGCGGTACCGATTTCCTCCCACACCTCTGCATTCTTGATCTTTGTTCCCTTTGCGGACATGTAATCGTTTTCCCGCCACTGAGGAAGCCAACTCTCAACAGCTGCGCCCAGCCACTGAGAATCAAAGAACAGGTTAAGGTCCGAAGGGAGTGTCATGTGCTTCAGCGCTGATCCAAGGATTCTCATCCACGCCTCGTTTTCGCTTGCCTCGACTGTCTCCTTGAAGGTCTTTGTTACCGGACCCTGCGGAGTGATCGCCTCCAGGACGTATATCCCGACTCCTTCCTGCTTTTTCGGTCCTTTGATTGTCTGATGGATGTAAATGTTGACTGTCATGTGATCTCCTTATCATGTATCTCTGATACGGATAACCTGTGACGGGGTTCGTCCCGTTGAACAATGTTGACTTGATGATCTCCCAGCCTTTGGGTACCGGAGGCGGGTCTTTCCACCTCATGCTTCTGACGGTCTCCCTCTTAGGTTCCGGGATCTTGAGGTTTCTTGACCTCGTGTAAGATGCTGTCTTTGATGATTCGCCTTTTAAGAGATAATCCGCCAGCTGTTCATATTCACCCTCGTCATACAGAGGACTGAAAAACGGATGTCCGTGAGGCCATGCCTTCTGGATCAGCTTCATCACATCCACCCCCTCGGGGTTATTGATCACAATATGGTGATGGACTGCTCCGCGGGATCCGATCTCTGTTACCCCGATATATTTCAGGTCTGCCTCCGCCTTGCGGAACTTCTTTCTCAGCTCTGCGAGGAACTTAGCTCTGAGTGCGTTGGCTTCTTCTGCTGTCTCGGGTCTTCTGTCCTTTGCATAGGTCAATGTGACGTGAAGATCTCCCTCTGAGAAGTTCGCCATGATCAGCCTCTGAACTTTTCTCCTCTTGTTCCTCTCATTCTGTCTTTTTATCTCTTCAGGTGTCCTTTTTCTTTTCCGCTCCCTCGGACATCCGGGAGCTCCATAATTCCCTGGGATATATTTTTGAATCTCTCTAACCTCTCCGAGGTCATAGGTGACTTTTGTGTACAAGATTTTCTCCTCTGGGTTACGTAAGTTTAATATCCTAATGAACGAATTAAAAAGGCTTAAACCCACTTTTTAAAATTGACTTTCAAGCCCCGAGGACATATAATATTTATGTCAACTTAATTATTGAAATGTCCTTGGGATTGGATCGCTTGCCGGCGATCCTTTCTTTATATCCAGATCTCGTGAATGATGTTCACCTGCATATCCATAAAGTTGTACTGTGCCTGCTCTTCAGACATCATCGGAGCGGCAAGGCCGAGCTCCTTCCAGTTCTTATGTCTTATCTCCGCTGCTACGTGATACTCTTTCACGCTTCTCAGCTCATAAGGTGTGATAAGCCAGTGCTTATGATCTCTTAAGGTTCCCCAAAAGCCCTGATATATAAGCTCGTCATCATCCTTCTGCTTGATCCTGATGATGTCGGGACCTGTGAAAAGGTTCAGCAGGTCTTCTAAAACCACTCTTCCCATTTAGCTACCTCTTTTCCTATTCCAATCGCGTAACCATATTCCTGATTGCATCCTTTTGAGTCTTCCCATCCTGGCATCAGGAGCACTACGTCACAAGCTCTGATGGTGTCGAAGCAGATCTGCATGATCTCATCGTATGTAATAGACTCCGGAAGCTGCTCTCCGATCTTGACGGGATTGATTGCTCTCGCACTGTCTCCAAACTTCTGATGAACCTTTATTTCTCCGAACTCGAATCTGTCTTTAAAATCCTCGGTGCCGGTAATCGGTCCGCTTAAATAAACATTGAGCATTTTCTTTCTCCTATCTGCTAAAGTAATGGGCTCCATACTGGAAAAGCGGTTCCTTCCCATTTCGATACCCGTATTTATTAAAGAAGAGAGCTCCTTGTGAAAAATCTGCTCCTTCAAGGACAAGTGCCATTGCTTCGTGGCATTCCTCAGAGACATCAGGCCTCATTCCTTCTGTATAGAACTGACCCTTTGCGAAGATCACCTCTTCAATGCTGTCTCCGAACCCCGGAGCCTCGACTCTGTTCAGAACCACGTTCATAACCATTGCCATCCCCCTGGTTCCTTCGCTCTCAGCTTCGGCAAAGGCTATCTGCTCAAGCAGATCACACTCTTCTGCAGTAAGGTTTCTATAGAAGGGTTCTGGTTCGACCTCTACATAAACCGTTTCGGTTATGATCTCGGGCTCTTTTTCGATGTATACATATTCAATCTGCGGCTCAGGTGCCTGCGCTGCCATTGAGTAGTTATGGCTTTGATATGAACCGTAAGCTGCAATTCCTACTGCTATTCCGACTATCAAGGTAAACAGGACGTTAATGACATTCTTCATTGCCTCTTCCTTTCAGAAAATCCGTAAACTGTTCTTCCGGTACTCTTGTGAGCTTCCCAATCTTGATGTACTCACCGCCCGAGGCTTTATACTCTTTGATTAGAAGAAACGATGTTGTTCTTCTGACCTTGAAGGTCTTCTGTACATCTTCGGGGCTTAACCAGCTACTCATTGATCAGATCCTCTACTTTGATGCCGAGGACCTTTGTGATTTTAATGAGATCATCCGCTCTGAGTTTTGCGCCCTCGTTGACTACTCTCTGAAGCCTTCTTCCAACTCCGGACTTCTCAGCAACAGCTGATACGTTGTAGCCATGCTCTTTGAGGTAATTCTTTAAGCTCTGTTCAAGCATCGTTTTTTCTCCTTTCGTTTTCAGATTATGGGTATAATATATTCCGTTTTCCGATTACTGTCAACCGTTTTTTGGATATTTTTTTATTTTTATCAGTTTTCAAATGAAAAAGGCTGATTTATAATGATCTTGAAAGGAGGGATTGAATATGACGGAAAGAGAAAGATTTGCCAATAGACTCATAGGCTATCGGAAAGCGATGGAGATGTCACAAGCTGATCTATCGAAGAAGGTAGGAAAAGCGCAGTCTGTTATTTCCGCATGGGAAAAAGGACAATCCAGCCCGGATGTAGATATGTTAAATTCACTTGCAAAAGCTCTGGAAGTTTCAATTCCTGAGTTGTGCGGTGTAACAGATGCCAATACGAGCGATCAGGAACTGTTGGACGCTTTTCATGCAGCTGATCCTGTAACTCAGAAAAACATACGCCTGCTGCTCGGGCTCGGAGGTAGTGATAATGTGGGTAAATAAGCGCGGCTATATGCAGGAACGTGTCATAGATCCTCACACCGGATTCCCGAGGATCATTTCTGTGAAATGTTCTGGGAACTCTATTAAGGCCAGAGATGAGGCATACAGAAACCTGCAGGATAAGATTAAGAGATTGTCCGAATCGGAGTTCAGATTCTTTCAGACTATAGATGTATATCTTTCTGAGATGCAGAAGGAATGGAAGGCTTCAACATATTCACATGAGAGCTCCCACTTTAAACAGATTAAAGCCATCATTGGTGATGCTTACATGAACAAGCTCACCGCGGGATATGTAAGGACGAAGTTTATTGAGTCGGGCAAGAATAACCACACTCTGAACGATTTTCATAATGGTTTAGTTCGCTAAAATTCGTAATAGTCCGTAATGTCCGCAAAATCAGCGCTTTTTAAAATGATCCCGATGGATGCTTGGCCTCGTTTGCTTGACTATTTGCTAAACCAAAAAACTCCCCCGCTGGAGAAGCGAGGGAGTACTTGAGGGAGAATATATCGTAAGGCTTAAACAGCCGAGCGACCTTCATTGATACCGAATGCGACATAGTGGAAGTAATACAAAGAATTATTATCTCCATACGCACCCACAAGGTCGGGGTAATGAGATTTATAAAATATGGGATTGAACTGTTCCGAAGCCTGCCTGAGTTCGTTCATTCCAAACATGATGAAGTGTTGCCACAACTTGTTGGGATCATGCCCGAACGCAGCTTCAAGGTCTGCGTACTTATTAGCGTAGTATTCGGGATCGAATACCGGGGAATAATCGTAACCATAAAGCCAAAAACCTTCATTAACGGACGGATTGACGATACATCCTCTGAATTTATAATCAGAACTCTGTCCCCATCTTCCATCCCTGTTTGTCCTCGTCTGATTCCAAAAAGCATTTCTTGCATTATAGCCGGATTCGCTTGTTAAGATAGTGTTATCATCAAGGATCTGCTCAACAACTGCCACGTGACCTGCTCCATCCGTGCCGCTTAAGGTTTTTCCTTTTTGCCATACCATAATGCCACCCAGAGTGGGCTTGGGTGACACCTTTAGTCCCATCCTCACGGCTCTTTCAATGAAGTTCTCGGCATTACATACAAGCTGATACTCGATGCAGGGTTTTCCAATTATCTCGGCAAATCTTCCATTGGCATAACCTACGCAGTTAGCAAGCACTGTGGCTTTCGGATCTGTAGGGCTTCCCTTGCACGCTTCCGAATACCCACCATCCACTTTACGCATATAGTAGGGACTATTCTGCGGTTTTGTGGTTCTCATCACAAAGTTTGCCATAATCAGTCCTCTATGCTGTCGATCTGTTTGTCATAGACAGCCTTAAGCACGGTTACGATACCACCGAGGCAGGTGTTAAGAGCTGCAAGGGTTGCCGTGATCTGTGCGGTATAGGGGACGTGCCATATAGCAAGAACCGCTGAAATGAAAGTGAGGATGGGTGCGATACACTTAACGATGATACACAGCTTGTCATAAGTCTTGTTTGAAATTTTCATGGGTGCCTCCTTTTTATTGTCCGTTGTAAATTTCGCGTATATTTATTAACTGCAGGATGGTTGCTTTCGTGTCCTGCTTTAAATACTCGATAAATTCATCCGACTGAAATTCTTCTTTTTCGGTATATTCCATAACAACGTCTACCAGCTTTTGCTGTTTCAAAGAAAGATAATCGTCGTTTGTGTTGATGTGGTTTTGCGCTATCCAATTTCCGTATTCGATATAGCATGCCTGGACGATTATTAGCCCGAGGCGCTTGTCATAATCTGGGACGCGCTTCCGCAGTTTCTTTTCTGCGGCGGTCAAGTGCTGCCAGACGTAGTCCTGCTGTTGTCTTATGATGTTTCGTTCCGCGTCACGCGCTCCCAACTTTATGCTGTCCGTGTGGATCTGCAGAAGGTTTGATTTTACCAAAACGAACGTGGCTAAAATACAGATAACCAAGAAAAGCAAAATGGATATCGCATTTGCCGATGTGAATATTTCCGCCAGTGCATCCCACATCACTCACCAACCTCGCTTTCGGTCTTTCTCTCGTATCTGTCCGACTTGTGGACGAAACCATCATCGTCAATTATCTCACCGAATGCTCTAATACAATTTGTGTCGCCCACACATGCCCTCATACTTCCGTACAGATTAATCAGGGCAAGCTCCATAGTGTTGAAATGGGTAATAGTCCTTTCGTGGGTTTCGTTTGCCATAGTCTTTAATAGTAATACATTCATCGGAGGTTCTTCTTTATTCAAGTTCCAAAGATAAAGATATTGTTATCGCTACTTGTTTTCCTTTAGGTACTACGATAGGTTTACCGAGAACGGTACGGGTCAAAAGTACGTTATGTGCTTTGCTGTTTGCTGTTGCCGATTTTTGAGCGTAGCCGACCTCGGTAATTGTGACATCACTTTCCGAATTGTTCGCATACGTTGTGGTAAGGTTTCGGATATACGGATAAGTTGCATATGCAACAAAACCATTGGATACGAACGTTAAAACGGGTGAGTCCACGGCGTTTGATTCCGCTAGTATATAATCGTCTTTATCTTCGGGTGTGTTGCCAAAACCAACATCTATATATGAACCCGCAAAGTTACTCGAGAAAAATGCCGCCGCATTGTTGGTATTTGCGACTACAGTTCCACCGCCGTTGTTTTGCGTGACAGTAGTTCCGTCGAAACCAATAAAACTTTGGTTTGAGAAGTGCCACCTTAAATAATTTGTAAGTTGCATCGTATCTCCTTTACGATATTACATAACTGATCTGCTCTTTAATCCTTGACCGCATTTGTCCGACCATTGAATACATTTTCATATTTCCACCGCCCCCGCTCGGAGCGTATACGTTTTGGGTTGTTCCGTTGATTGTGATTTCTGCGATTTTCTCGCCCTCTGTGCATATCTGTTTCCATGATACAGAGTCGCCACTACCGCCCCCGCCCGTAACGTTTACAACGGTGCGGTCATTGGCTGAATCGTCTGTTACCGTAACCCCGCCCGTAAATTGCAATTTTCCCCTTGCGGGCATATCTGTACCCGAGGGGTTTTCTATTGTGTGACCCGCTGAACCGCCCCCACCCATATTTGAGTCGATATTATCCATGTTGCGGTTATAGCTTTGTAGGAAGTCCCCGAAAGGGTCACTCGGTGCGGGTTTTTCTAACCCGTAGTTGGGTGTTAAACTTGACATTTTTAATACCTCACAAGTCCCGTCTTAGGATTTGACGAATTGCAAACAATCCATTCACCGCTAATCGCTTTGGGTGTCAGATCATCGGGCAGGGTTCCTGTGTAAAGCGGGTTAACCTCTTTAAAATCTGTAACAAAAACGCTGTTTGCGATTCTAAAAGTTGCATATAAGCCATCATCACGCACGATTGCCCTTTTTGCCAAAATACCGCTATCCATGTTTCCGACTAATTCAAGAGGGACGGGTTTTTCGATGTTGGGTGGTATCTTATACCGTCCGAGTTTCCAATTTGCATAGATTTTTGTCGGATACCACAAAAAACCATTTACGGGAATTGCTGACACATATCCGACTTTTGAAAAACCATCTGATCCCGATTGACTTGCGGTTAGTTTAAATACATGAGAGCCGTCTAATACGCTTACTCCGTACACTTTCGCATAATGTGAGAACCATGTAGGCGAGTCATAGGATATAAAATTCGTATTGTCATACATACCAAGGAACGGTGCACCCAATATCTGTGAACTCGTTACGGTCTGCCCTACGGTATTGACCGCTATTACTTTTGCTGTTGCATTGTCGGCTATTTCTCCCGCCACAATGTAAACAACATTTCCCGCACGAACCGCCTGTGGTATTCCGAGGTCTAAATCTGTGGCTATCGCCGTTCCGTTCAACGAAATAGTTTGTAAAATGGTATCGCTTGTAAGGTCAAAGAATACCAATTCATCGTCAGCGTGGTTTTCAACTATTCCTGTGTTTGTGCCTTTAATTCTGACAAGCCATGATGTGTTGTTGTACGATGCCCCCTGTTTGTATATATTGGCGGGTATCGTGTGTGATACTTCCGTCCACGGTGAAGCCGATGTGTCAAACTTGTATAACTTGTCGTCTCTGAAACTTGTTATCCAACAGTATTGACCCGTTTGGTCGAACTCGGCAAAGTCGCAAGGAAAATTCATATAATCAACATCGGGAATTTCACCCGTCCCGCTGTCGCTACGTTCATCGTCATAACCTCGCCCGAATAAAGAAAACCTCATTTTGTATTTTCCGATAGTTCCGCTCATACCAAGTCGCTCCATAAAGTAGGGTTATCCGTGACGGTCATATAAACTTTTGCCGAATGTAAACCCTCTCCGAAAATTGTTTGAGGGTTTGAACAATGAAAGACTCTTTCTCCTTTAAAAGATTTTTCCTCGGTAACGTTCATTTCGAGGTCGGTTTCATCGTCAACGATAAGCCTTACATTGACCGTGGCTGTTGCACTCAATACCATATCAGCCGTTAATATCATTTCTATTTTTTGTGCAAATGTCTTTTGCTCGAACTCTATTTCCGTTACAAGGGTTTCGGTTGAGTCGATATTTATCGGTTCGGTGTTGGTGTTATAAAGTAACCAAAAGTCCTTGTCACCGATCTCCTGTCCGTTGGAATACTCGGAAGAAATACCCTCTAATGTCTTGGTAAATCTATCCTGGGCATCGGCAAGCAAGGGATTATCTCCGGCACACTTAACCGACATCGTGCCGTCAATCTTATAGGTTATCTCGGTTATCGCTCCGAGGTCGTAGACATCAGCTTGGTTATCAACGAATGTCAGGACATCGCCAACATCGTAAATAGGGATCAAAGGCATATCCGAGGAATAAGGCACATAATAAACCCCATCCCACGCATCTATGATCTCTTGTAAGGCTTCGAGTCTGTTGGTTTGATTCGTGAATTGTAAGAACGGATTCGTTCCCAAATCAAGGACTAATCCACCTGTGTTTGAGTTGGAGACATACTCTTGTACCCCCTCGTTCTTATACGTTGCATACAAGCCATCATAGGTGGTTCTGAAGTCTGATAGATCAGAAGTATACCTAAAGTTGGAATGAACTGTGTCGGCTGAATTAGAACTATAAGAGCCTATATACAAATATCCATCTCTGCCGATGTAGGCATATCCACCCAAATAAGCTGTGATGTACGAAAGAACATCTCGCCATGTCTTTGCATCTGCCACGGAATCCGCAAAGCCTGTCTTTCTTCGTCCGTTCGGCATGGCTTCAATCTGTGCGGATGTAGTTCCGAGAGTAACGCCGCAAGCTACGCAAGCTTGTGACAGCCACACATAAGGACTCTGAATCGAGTTATTAAGTGATGCCGAGAAACTGACCGCATCGAACTTGGTCATGTTGTCATAAGCTTTAATCGTGATGTGGTCGAGTGCCTGGTTCGCTTCACTTATCGTGAAGATTCCCATAGGGATGACATCTGCGGCACCGTCTATGGAAAAGCTTAACGAAACTTCTCCGTTATAGAGTTCATATCTCGACACAGCCGGAAGTACAACTTCAAGGGATAAGGTGGATGCGTAAGCTGTTCCAACATTAAGGCTCTGCGATGAAATGGATCGTGTGATTGACCCTGAAACTATCTTTCCGTTTGCCGAGTCCTTATCCGCATCAAAAGCATAAGTGACACCACCAACTGTTGTGATAGTGCCACTCCACTTCATGTGCCTGGTATTCGATTTTATTTTTGTGAGAAAATCTGCCGATGCTGAATACATTAGTACGCTGTCACCTCAAACGATACATCCCAATGTGTTTCTGTGCCGTTGTCTTTAATAAGTTCAAAGGACAAGTTCTGTATAAATCCGCCAAAGGTCGCTTCTGCTAATGTCGCAGGAGAATAATAAGATATCGTCACGCTCTGACCCGTGACATAATACTGCTGAATCTTCTGATACCATGTTGAGTTTATGGTAGAGGACACAGACAGATGGGGAACTCCCAACCGCTTTATATCACGCTGAATAGTTCCCGCTTCTGTCTCTTTTACTGTTTCCTTGTTCTGCAAGGTGAGATTATAACTCCCTTTGGTGAGGGGGAAGTAATCTGTATTAAACTTTAATTTGACTTTTCTGTTCATTATCTACCCCCACTAACCAAAGCGTGTCTCTGCTGTGCATTGAGAATGATCGTGTCTAACCTTTCCTGTCCGATATAAACAGGAATTACTATGTCACCGGTTTCGGAATTGGTATTCTGGCCAATCAATCCGTAAAGTGTTTCATTCGGATCCGCTATCGCTGAATAATTCGGTGCTGCCTGAACAGTGCTGAAGTCTTCAGCTATCGTTCCCGTTACAGCCCCTATCGCATCGGTGATGAGGTTCATGTTTTCTTTAACACCTGATGCGAACAGTTCCATCATGTCCGGTGCGTATGTATGGAAATTCGAAAGAGGTCCTTCTTCGGGTTCGGAGAATCCCAAGAGGCTCTTTATCGTACTTGCCAGATCTGTGACAGTGCTCTTCAGTTTTTCCCACTTAGCCTTAATGCCATCGATAAAGTTATCGATCAGATCTTTGCCCCAGTCCTTAGCAGCTTCGACCTTTTCCATGAATCCGTCTTTGACCGACTGAACAAGTTCTGCACCTGTAGTGACCAGCTGACCGATTACCATCAGCACGCCTTCTATCAGCTTAAATATGAGCTCTGCTCCGGCTTCAAGTATCAACGGAGCCGCCTGAATGAGGGCACTCAACAGATTCTTGACTATCTCAGGAGCTTTTTCTATCAGCTTAGGCAGTGCCCTGATGAGGCCTTCCGCAAGGGCTATGATCAGCTGAAGCGCTGCTTCAACGAGCCGGACTAATGTATCAGGATCCGTGAGCTTATCAACGATGGTAAGCACCACGTCAACAATGGCAGGAATCAGTGTAGGCAAGGCCTGTATGAGACCATCTGCCAATGCAAGGATCAGCTGTAATCCGAGATCTATCAGCATGGGGAGCATGCTGAGTATCGTTTCTATGATCATGTTGAAGAGGTCCGGCAATATTTCAACTATTACACTCAGTATCTCGGGAAGTGCCGCGACTAAAGCCTGCAGCAGGCCAGAAGTTGCTTCTATCAGGGGCGGCAGAATCTGCTGGAACATGGCAGGAAGCTTCTCCGTGATTATAGGTACAATCATTGGAAGTGCATTTGCAATTCCCTGCAGTGCATTTAATATCGTAGGAATCAGATTATCAAGCGCTGTCGCTCCAGTCTGAACCGCGTTGTTTATAAGCAAACCAAGGTCTGCGCTCGGATCAGCAAAGCCTGTTACCAAATTACCCCAAGCCGCCTTGACGGATGCCACAGATCCCGAGATGGTGCTTCCCGCTTCTTCTGCGGTAGCGCCGGCAATGTTCATGTTCTCCTGTACGATGTGGATAGCTTCGACAACATCCGCAAAGTTGTTAATATCAAGGGAGCCTTCGATATAGCCTTCCATTTCTTCGGCATCACGCAGGAGCCTTTCCATCTCTTCTTTTGTACCGCCGTAACCGAGTTTAAGGTTATCGAGCATGGTGAAGTTTTGCTTTGCAAATCCGGCATAAGCATTCTGAATGGATTCCATTGAGGTACCCATTCGGTTTGCATTATCCGCCATGTCGGTGATAGCTTCATCGGCATATGCCGCCGCTTGCCATGCGTTATCCCCAAGCGATGATGTGAGGGATGCCGCAAAGCCTGTGACGGTTTCCATGTAGTCATTTGCTGAAAGTCCCGCTGTTGCGAATGCGTTGGCCGCATTTGCCATGACTTCATCTGCGGTATCTCCGAAAAGAACTTCAACACCACCGACAAGCTGTTCATAATCTGCAAAGGATGCAGTCGCGGCTGTTGTTAAAGCAGTAGTTCCGGCAGCGGCTGCGCCTACAGCCTTCACCGCTATTCCACTGAGGGCCTTGGCTCCTGCACCGAAGGCAGAGGCGAAAGCACTTCCTCCACTTGTTCCGGCAGAACCCATTGCCTCTTCGATTTCGCCGGTCATACCCTCCATCGAAGGCCTGATCTGTAAATAAGCTTCACCTATTGTGTTGTTCGGCATTGATTATTTTCTCCCAAGCTTCGTTGAACTCATCTGCGGTAAGGAACACTTCCGCTTCTTCTCTCTTTTCTTCTGTCAATGCTTTAAGGATTGACGGAGGTTGATTTCTATTTTTTGACCCGTCTTTTGTCTTTGACCAGTGTAGCCAGGCTAACTCGTCTACCATTCGGGCCGTAAGTATCTGTTCCAATGTGAGCTTGCTGTTTGCGAGAGCCAGTTTGACTCTGGAATCATCTCTTAATCCAAAACAAAGAACAGCCACCAGCTCCGGTGACTGTTCTCTGTAGTTGAATAAGTGATAGGTTTCTGCAAGATCACAAATCAGTGAATCCTCACACACCGCAATGCAGTGCGCGAGGAATATCAGTTTTTTATATTCTTCTTTTCTTCGATGATCTCCTTCGCGGTATTCATTACCACATCAGACGGAACAAAACCATCATTCTGGCTTGCGATGTGTTCCATCAGCCTATTAAGCTGTTCTTTTCCGAACATAAGCTCGACCATCCTCTGAGCTGCAAGGACCTTCTCTACATTAGAACCGCTTTCTGTCTTTGCGGCCTCAGATGTAAAGCGCCAGTCAGTCAGTATTCTTTCATCTATTTCGTACTCAAATCCACTTTTTGTGATACCCTGCATATCCTCTCTCCTTACTGGTCCCTTTATACAGAGGGAACCGTTGTTGTGATGTACTCGTAATGATATCCGCCGGCGGTATCAGGTACATCGGTGATCGTGATGTTGTAGCCGATAGCCTCATCATCCTTATAGGTGATCTCACCGAGCTCAGAAATGGTTCCGTTAGGAACTACGATTCTCTTTGCTCTGCCGCCCTTAAGGATCATGTCGAAAACCCAACATCCGGAAGTCATCTCTTCTGCGGTTGCCTTGATCGCCAGATTTCCGTTTCCATCTACGGTTACATTGGCTGAACCGTAAATAGTCTTAAGAACGTCTACATTCAAGGACTCGATAAGAGTGAATGCGAAAGTGTCGGGTCTGTCGGTCTGAAGATTGAGAACGGTATCACCGCCCCAAGCTTTGACAGAATCGCTCTCGGGTGAGTTGTTGTTTACGACACCATCTTCGGAAACATATCCGAGCTCAGCAAATGCCGCATCGAGTGCAGCTGTTGCGCTGGTAGGAAGTGTGGTTCCGAGAGGAGCCCAGTGAACAGCTCCGCCGACTTTAGGCTTACCTACTGATACTTTTGTTGCATCGGGCATAATTAAGCCTCCTTTAATAAAACAGATTATAGTAACTACGATAGCGGTACCGCTTAAGTTCAGTGTCGGTGTTATCATTACCGCCGCCGATCTCACAGGTTATGTCTGTCGTTTCGTGAAGCTTATCCATTGCTGTTCTGAGTTTTTCATCAAGAACAGCCGCTGCGTACTTGCTCGGACCGTAGGATCTGAACTCGAGTGTCACAGCATCAATGCGGTTAGTTCTTCCAATGTCTACACGCTGGAAGATTATGAACGATTCCGGGACCTGCTTCGGTATCTCCAAGACCACAGGGATGTTATCCTCTGCAAATTCCGCATCAAGAAAGTTTTTCACTCTTTCTTCAATCATTGTCATCACCTTTGTCTTTCCGCACTATTACGTGACATCTATCGAAACCCACGAAACTTGAATCTACTTCTCCGTGCCTTTCAGCTTCATTCAACAAAGCATCCATCATGAACTGAGATTTTAAAACCTCCACCACTCCGGAGCTCTTCAATTTGACTTTAACCTTCGAGTTCTTCAAGATGTACCTTCTTGTTCCACCTTAATGGGATATTTGCTTCGATGCCTGCTGTTGGCTTTCCTATGGTGTGATATCTTCCGGTAAACGGTGCGGGAAGTATAACATAAGTGTCTTCCCAGTTATTATCATCGCCTTTCGGGATTGCCAGCGTGTATTTGGTCTTCTTGCCGTGCATCGCCAGGTTGTTGGTGATGTCATCAGCTGAAGGTTCTCCGACCAGCACGTCGCTGATATCCTTTGGGGAAGTGCTGTAAACAGGAGCACCGAAATTATCGGTGCCTGTCTGTGTCTTGACTTCTAATGTGACTGTTATACCGGTCATACAGAAACCTCCGGATCATTCAAACAGGGAACTATTCCGATCTTATTACCATATCCTAAGAGCTTTTTCTCAGTTCTGTTCAGATACAGTTCTCCGACTGAAGTATTTGTTCCCATAGTCCAGGACTGCGCATAGCCCATTGCAGACATTGATCCCTGCGTTGCTCCAACAGGGATATCCGGATCAATGCTCATTGATCTCTGGACCATGCGGATTGAAACAATCTTCTTTGCATCAGCTGCCGCGTTTGCATTGAAGCTGTCGATTATAATTCCCGCATCATTTAAGAGATTTGAGCAGATGTTCTGCTGTGCGGTTGTCATTGGCTCGGACATTCTATCCTGAACATCCTGAACGGTTGCGTATGCCATAACTGCCTCATTTCTTGGTTTTCTTTGTCTTCTTAGGAGCCTCGGTCTTGGGCTCTTCTTTTTCCTCCAGTTGCACCGGTGCAACTTCGGACTTTTCGACCTGCTTCACTTCGGACTTGGGTTTTTCCAAGTCAGCGGCGAGCTTATGGCCCGCCGCCTTGTATTCTTCAACTCGGTCATCCGCTACCCAAAACTCGATTCCTGTGAAGCAGTTGTTCATCTTTATCATCAGATCGAAGGAACTCTGCTTGCAGTGAGAGCGTTGAAGCAATCGGTGTCAGCGCGGAAGCCTACTTCGATTTCTGCTCTTACTGCGAACATATTCTGCTGGAAAAGATTGATGGTGTTGCCATCGGGAAGATCAAGAGTTGCCTGATCAGAGATAGCAATCTGAACATCATCCTCAACAGCGCCCCAAACTGCCTGAGTCCAGTCACCGCCATAGCCGATTACGGAAGGAGTTCCGCTCTTGAAAGCTGCCTTAGACATTTCGGTTCTTGCTCCGAGGATCATAGGGATAGCACCCTCTGCAGTATTATTGACGAACAGAGGTCTGTTAGCGTTGTCTTTTGCTCCGAGAAGGATTCCTCTTGCCTGAGGGGAAAGGATGTAGCCGTCGAGCAGTCCACCATGAAGCGCAATGTCGGTATCTGCTGCAACAAGTCCATCATAGGCATTGGATGCGAGGCTCTGAGCAGTTACATTTGCGAAAGTGTCAAAGTCATCGCCGGGAGCTGCTCCGTGAAATACAGTATAATCAAACTTTCTTCCGAGAGCTGCAGGGAGCCTGCGAACAATCTGATCATAGAGAGCGCCCATGTCTCTTCTGAACTGATTTGAAAAAGGAACGATTACAGAGAGGGTATATCCTCTGAGCATCTTGGTTCCAAGAGCGGGATTGCTTACGGGCTTCTTTCCGGTTTCGCCTACCCATTCAGCCTCAGGATCCGAAAGAATTTCAGGAATTGCGATTCCTCTTCCGGGAAGGTCGCTCTTGCGGGCAAGTCTCATAACCTTTGATTCTTCAGCAACTTTCTGCATGATCTCTCTGCTCACATCAGCAGGGAGTGTGATGTCTGATCTGTTAGTGGGAATACCTGACATAATTTTTCCTCCTTAATGTAAAACGGCTGAAATGTAGTCAGCAAACTGCTGCTTTGTTGAGCCGCCATGATTAGTGGAAATCTCTCCGCCATCCTTTACCTTAGGATAACCGGAAGGCTGGGCGAAGGCTTTGATCGCCTCGGCCTGTGCTTTGCAAGCTTCCTCTGTATCTCCGGTAAGAAGATTCGAAGGGATTCCTGTTTCTTTTGATACTGTTTCTCTCATTACCCTGACTTCGTTCTCTTTTCTGAGAGCCGCAAGTTCGGATTCGAGATTGTTTGCTCTTTCGGTTGCCTTCTGAAGTTCGCTCTTGCTGGCTTCTTCCGCTTCGTCATACTTAGCGGCCTTTGCCTTAAGGTCTTCGTAATCAGAATACTTGCCTTTTTCTTCAGCGAGTCTCTTTCCTACGATTGCGTTTACTTCGTCCTGGGTGAAAGTGCGGTTCTGGCCTTCGCCATTTTCCTGAGTGAGTACAGTAGCGGGTTCGCTCATTTGATATCCTCCTAAAAGAGTAAAATTCCTCGACTTGGCGCGAGTAGCCTATTAAAAAAGCACCTTTTGACGGGTGCTGATTTAAACATCGATTAATTCTGAATTGTCAGGACCTTCGGTCTTTTTGTCTTCTGCATATGCAGCTCGCCTCATTGCGTTAATCTTGTCCTGCGGAGTTCTTCCATCTGCATGTCTATACATGCTCAAATATCTATCCGGATCATATCCTTCGACATTGGTTCTCTCATTGAATCTGATTGCATATGCGCAATCACAATTTGAATGAATGTGCTCTGCATGACCGCCTTTGATGGCTTTCTTTGATGCGTACTGCCATCCACGCGAGGCGAGAGTTAAACAGAAAGCACAAGTCTCGCCCGCCGGAATCCAAGCAAATTGTGCTCCGTCCCTTAAACTGTTCTGTAAAGTCGTATCCTGCCCGGCCTGTTTGACAAGCCTTCCGACCACGTTAGAGATATAGGTCGCATCCTCGGAAAACTTTAATGCCCCATTAATAGCCTTGCCTGTTTCTGCAATCGTGGCGGTCTCTGCAGGTACCGCAGCAGGAAGATAAACTTCTGAAAGTTCAGCCATTGTGTCATAGTATTCGCAAGCAAGAGCCGCCGCTCCCTCGCCGTATTTTGTAGCGAGTGCATAAGCAAATTCTATAAGCTCATCCCTGGGAATATTGGCAAGGCCTACGCCTCCCCATCTTCCGGATACGCTCCAAACGGCATCTCTAAATTCATCCGCTGCCTTCTGGCTTAATTTTGCTAAGAGGTCTCTATATTTTGTCCATTCATCAAGAGAAACCGTCATTTATCTATTCCTCTAATTCCGTCAAAACCTGAAGTCCTCTCGCCTTAGCCTGCTGCGCGTTGATTCTTCTGATATCTGACTGTGAGAATCCTACCATTTCAAGGAATACATCAGTCTGACCAAATCCCGGTCTTGCAGTAGCAATCTTCAAAGCCGCATCAGCTGTTGATGCTATTGAGGGCATCATCGGATTCTTGAAGTGAGGCATAATAGCTTTGTCTTCGTCTGTCAGTTCATCAACAGAAACATTCTTCTCAATAGCAAGAGCCATGAGCATGATCTGAGTCAGTGACACTCCGTTTCCTTTATTGAGTTTTTCAGCAAGAGATACCAGTTTCTTTGACTGAGCTTCTATCGCATCTGAGCTTGTCGGGTTTGCTTCCTCAACAACTCCCACATCATTGGAAGACAATCCGGTTATTGCAGAGAACTGAGTCGCAAGAGCTTTAAGCATCTGGATATGAGGGGATATATTTCCCTGAGCCAGCTGTCCGAACTCAGGAACCTGCCCTGATTCCGG